TTCTTATCAAAATCAAACATCCCACCTGTGGCAAAATCAGCAAAACCACCAGCAGCACGTTTAAATCCACCACCTTCACCTTTTTTACCAGTTGGTTCTAAACCTTTCTCAGTTGTTGTTTCTTCAGCATTAATATCTGATCCTTCTTTAGGTGAGGTTTCATTATTTTTTATAGCATCATTTCTTTCTTCAGGATTTTGATCTGCATAAGTTCCCAATCTTCTAAGAAGCATATTCCTTTCCCTATCCTCTAAAGCCTCAAATTCCTTTCGTGATAATCCACCCAATGGTTTAGAAAGATCATATGTATTCTTACCAAACTTAAACTCTTTAGATAATTTAGATGTTTTTTTCACATTCTCTTCAGAAGTTTGATCATCTTGATCATCCTTCTTTTTACCAGATAAACCACTAAAGAAACCACCAAATAATCCTTTTTCTTTCTTTTCACCTTCTTCAGATATTGGTTCTAAACCCTTTTCATCTGTGCCTTCTTTAGGTGAGGTTTCTTCTTTAGGTGAGGTTTCTTCTTTAGGTGAGGTTTCATTATTTTTTATATCATCATTTCTTTGTTCAGGATTTTGATCTGCATAAAATTGCAATCTTTTACGAAGCATCTCCCTTTCTTTATTCCCTAAAGCATCATATTCCTCTTGTGATAATCCACCCAATGGCTTAGAAAGATCATATGTATTCTTACCAAACTTAAACTCTTTAGATAGTTTAGATGTTTTCTTTTTAGAAGTTTTCTTACTATCCTTTGGTGGCGGATCACCACTTTCTAATGCATCAATTCTACTTTCTAAATCATCTACCTCAGTCTCAACACTTTCTTCTTTCTCTTTCTTTTTGCCAAAGAAATTACTAAGGAAACCTCCTTTTTCTTCTTTTACTGGAAATTCATTCAGATCAGAATCTATATCTATCTTAGACTCTGCACCCCATTTCTTATCCTTACCACCGCTAATCGGATCAAACTGAAATTTACCTTTGCCTTTCTTATCAAAATCAGTTAAACCACCAGTCATAAAATCAGCAAATCCACCAAGTTTATCACCAGCACCTGACCATAATGCAGAAGTAAGTCCAGCAGCACCCATACCTAGGCCCCAAGCACCATCCTTTAACCTTTCCAACAAACCTTTCTCTTTAGGCTCTTCTGGATCTTCTGGATCATCTTTAGCAGGTGTAGTTGAAGCACCCATCATTGAAGCAAGACCACCTAAACCTGCAGCAGTTTTTCCACCTTTTTCTTTTTGTGCAGCATCCTGAGCTCTAAAAGCATCATCAGCTACCTTTTCTGCAGCATCTTTTTGAGATTGTTGGATCTGTTTAACTGTTTCAGTTACTTTATCTACTTTGGTCTCTAAACCCTTTATTTTATCATCTTGTCCACCAATATCATCTTCAAGAGCTTCAAAATTCTTCTTAAACTCTTCAAGTGTCCTATTAATTTCATCAGTCTCTATATCTAAATCACTTACAGTATTGCTTATAAGTCTATCACTTTCACCAGCATCTAATTTATATTTGTCAAAAGTCTGAACAAAATTATTAAACTGTGTTCTAATATTAGTAGCAATATCAAAAGCATTTTGAGCTAAAACCTTAACACTAGAAATACCCCCACCTTCTCCTTCAGGTTGGTTAAAAAAACTATTGGTATTAATAGTATCTGCCATTAAATGTGCCCAGCGCCTTTAGCTTGTTGATACTTAAGATTTTCAGTTTCAATATAATTTTTAAGAAGAGCTAAATAAATCTCTCTTTCCCAAGGAATCATATTTTCAATCTCTGTTAATGAGTATTTATGGTATTGCATGAGAGCAAAGTTTATCTTGTAATAAGATTCCAAGCTTTCTCTTGCAATACTTAACCGAAAAAATCAGAAAGACCTTCCAATGTAACATCACTCTCAACTTTAGTTTCTGGATTAGTCACCTTAAAAGTATGAGAGAGTTTTGGCATAGTAGCAAAAAACTTTTCAACTTCCTTATATTGTTTCGAATTTAACTGTTCAATAAATTCAAGTCTTTCCTTAGCACTATATTCACTACCTTCCCAAGCATCTTCTTCAGTGAAAATTGTATCTATACAATCTGCAATGAGTTTAAATGTCTTGGTAACAGTCTCTTTTGGTGTTTCATCAGTTTGAAAATTTGATTGAATAAATTGATTCAAAGATGGATACTTCATTCTAAGAGTCATTTTATCATCTAATTTAATATCAGTTTTATGATCTTTAGATCTTTTAACTTCAATCTCATCAACATAAACAGTAACATCAACTTCTGTTTTCCTATCATCAGGACATGTAACCTTCATCTCAATAGATTCACCAACAGACTTAGAACGAATATTCAAAAACAAATATTCAATGTCAAAAGTTGGCAATTCATCAACTTTAATTCCTCTCGTGTTTATACACTTCTTTAATACCTCTTTAACTGCCAACGTAATCTCATTATAATCCTGAGATTCAAGAGCAAGTATTAATAATTTTTCTTCCTTTACTAGAAAAGGTCTATATTTAATTTTTTTTCCTGTTGAAGGAAGATTCAACTCATAAGTAGGAGTCGCAATTGTTGGTAATGGCATAATAATTTTTTCAGTGATTTATTTAGAAGAGTTTTTGATGATAATGTGGTTACTTACCTAAGTTACCAAACCAACTACCATCCCATTTTCGTTTTCCACCTCCTCCTCTATTTGGATTAGTAAGGATATTTCTATTTCCTTGTCCTTTCAGGCTGTTAACCATCATTTTTTTAAGATAATTGTCAGATTGATTCCACCAATTATTACTTCTCTTTCTAGGAGTACCTGATACCATTTCATTAGTATCAATAACTGAGAACTTAGTAAAGAATCTATCATAAGCAAGTTGAACAGAAACTTTTACAACAGCACTACTACCATAATTAACTCTCATAGATGTTAAATTGGTAGGAAAAACATTAACAAATTCATATTGACTCATTTTAGATCCAGTTTTGAAATCTCTTTCATATTTTGTAAGATGAAGTCTTTCTTTATAAGTTTCTGGATAAGCAAAACGACTATAAGCATTCTTTTGTTTATCTGAAGTTTGTAATGGATTAATATATTGCATCCAACTTTCAAAAAGTTCTAATGCAACATGTTCAGAATCCAAATAAAAACTCAAATTGAGAGGTGGAAAATCTCTATACGTTGGAAATACTTCAGTAATACCTTGATGATGACCTACTGTATCTGTAGTTTGAAATGATGTGCCAGGTATTTCAGCTTCACTACACAATAACATCATCTTTCTCTTTACTGTAGATCCAGATAATCTTTTAGAACCACTAGCTAAATTTGCAGTTTGTTGACCATATGCAGTTGCTTCTATATTTAACCATCTATCAACATTAGAAGAAAATGAAAAATCAACCTGATAAAAGGTATCTAAAGCTGGTTTAGCTACAGTATCTTTTATCTTCCAGATTGGATCTTGATATATCTCTGATCTTTTAGGGAATGACACAATAAATAAAATTAAGTGCTTGTACTATTATATATGAGCTATAAAGGACTATTTAAACCTTCTAACCCCAAAAAATACAAAGGGGATCGCTATAATATTATTTATAGGTCTTTATGGGAGCGTAAATTCATGAAATACTGTGATGATACTGAAAACATTCTAGAATGGTCATCAGAAGAGTTTTTTATACCATATAGAGACCCCACTGTCAAAAAGGTTAGAAGATATTTTCCAGACTTCTTTATTAAATATAAAGATAGGGATGGAAACATTAGAAGATCTGTAATTGAAGTCAAACCTAGAAGAGAAACTCTAGAACCAAAAGTGACAAAAGGCAAGTCTAAAAAGACTATGATAACTGAACAAATTAATTATGTGAGAAATCAAGCAAAGTGGAAAGCAGCAAGAGAATTCTGTGATGATAGAAAAATAGAATTTAAGATAATGACCGAAAAAGAATTAGGAATCCGATGAGCATCTTAGAAAACATACTTAATAAAGCAGGTGGTGGTCTAACTAATGGTGATTGGTGGAGAGAACAATTACTTAATGAACTTGGTGAACCAGACATAGATGATAGTTTTTCTGATACTGGTGGTTTTAATCCAGGCAAGATGTATTTCTATGAATATGATCCTGTTACAGAAAAATTACCTTACTATGATAAATACCCATTAACATATGTTGTTAGAACAGATAATGATGGTTTTCTAGGATGTAACCTTCATTATGTTAGATTGACTGAAAGAGACGAACTTGCAAGAAGTCTACTAAATAATTCTGAACAAGGAAGAATCTCAGTTCCTAGAAGAACACTACATAAATACCTTTACACTGGAATAAGAGGTCAACTCTATCCAATACCAGAAGATGAATGGATTGACGTAGCACAGTTACCCACTGAAAGATTCCTAGATATGAGACAAATCCCAGTCTCCAGAAATAGAATTTATAGTAGAAACTAATGAAAAGTAAAAAATATGACGCTATAAGTGGACTTGAAGGCAATAGTTATGTCTTTGAGTTTAATCATAATGATGAAGGAGAAGTACAATTGATCGGTATATGGAAAGATGATGAAATAATGAATCCAGATCTAGAAGAATGGACAAAAGCAGGTGATTCTGATGAAGCCTTATCAGCTTATAATATATTTAAAAATGGCATATCAGTGGAGGCATAATCATGGCTTTTTGGAGTAATACTTTATTATTTGGAGCTCCTATAGCTGTAGCACAACACTATAGGAGAGAACATAATAAAAAGAAAAATAATCAATA